CAACCTTTAAGGGTGATAATGATTCTTCTGTTGTATTTGGAGACTTTGCCATATAAGTGGATGAATGTTCGCTCATCTGTATCGACAAGAAGATACAGATTCCTATTACAACAAATAGAAGGCATATCATTATGATATCATATCGCGTACATCGTGGAGTATTTTTCATGGTTACCTTTCAATACCCCCATGTATCTGATTCAATTTTTCAATAAAAATACACACTATTTTTATTTAAGAACGGGAAATATTTGTAATAATTTCTTGGAGTAATCCGTTTGACATGAGACTACATACATCCGACAATGCCGAATGACACTCTCGATATCGTTTTCGCTCAGGGCTTTGTGGTGTTACATGTACCGCCAATGCTAACATGGCGATCATTATCGTCAATGCGATGATTGCGGAAATGGTGTCTGAATAGGGGTTACGATGCATGGTTGATTTTTATAAAGCACTGTCGCGGGTTCAATTTTTTTAATGACATTTTCCAATATGCGTCTGCTTCAAATGATGATGGTGATAGGCTCCACTATCACATAGTGCCACACATTTCACATATTCAGCATGACGTTCTGTTAGGACTAACTTTGATGCTGGTAGGTAGACACCAGGATGACCATTCCCTATCATACTAAAATCGTATATCAAGAATGTCGAAAATAGGATTAACAACGTATAGACATAACACCACATGAGTTGTCCTTTGTTTATACGGAGATCATGGTCAATTTTATGATTTTTTTTGTAATTTCTAATAAATGAACTCAGCAGAAATCCGGCAGCATATGAGCCATTTTCTCACTGCTACCCTTGACTTCGATCAAGCGAAACAGTATCTCATTCCTCTCCGTCGTACGGCGATGGATGGTTATACCTTGATCGAAAGTCGTTGTTTATGGTTTTCGTTACTCATTTATAAATTTAAAGTGGAAACCAATATCACACACGGCGTATGGGTCGCCGCACGTAATTTTATATTAGAAACTCTGCGTCAAGAACGCACTCGTGATGCTACTGCTCGCCTCTTTCTTTCTCTCTTTGACGAATGGAAAAAACAAGACCATATCTCCTTTGTCAACGAAGTCATAGGATATTACCTTGAAGTTCTCCACTTGAAACAAACCATAGAAGAAACGCGCGAAGAAAATACCATTGCGGAGTGGAAAGATAACTATCAGGGACTCATTATCAAGATTCGTGATGCTGCCCAGCGTATGGGATTCTTGGCAGAACTAGATGCGCGCGTCGCAGAGGTCGATCGTATTCGCCATTCTCTCGTGGAAAACATGATGAAACGTGTTTACTGGGACATGATTGAAAATGATATCAAAGAAGAAAAATACAGCACGGTTATCTGCCAACTTCTTGAATTAAAGGACCTTATCAAAGAAATCATTCCCTCTCGATTTCATCCCGATCTTCATGACAAGTTTGATGTTGAATTTATCCAGGCTAGCTTAGAACAACAAACCCTCGATCCTGTATATTTGATTTCACTTTGCCGATGGATCATGGATTCCATGAAAGAATGGGATAGCGCCTCGACTCGCCCATTGTACGATCGTGAGATTTCTACTTGGGAGCAATCGATTGGAACGCTTGAATGGCCGCGTTTTCTTCGTTTCAGCTTGGAACTCTGTACACTTCTAGCACTAGACGCCAAAACACGAGTTTCCATTTGGAGATCGCTGATTCGACCTAAATCCGAATGAGAATGGGTAGATAGCATGCGTACCGTCGTGATCTTTACTGGCGCTCTTCGAACGATCAAAAAGACCATTCGGTACTTTAAACAGAATGTTCTTCGTGAAGGAGTCGATGTCTTTGCATGTGTTCAAAATGATACCCAACAATCAGATGAAGAATGGAGTCAATGGTTTCATTCACAAATGGGCAGTCACTTGCGCTCTCTTGAATGGTTTTCCTTGGCCAAACATCCAGAATGGATTATTCACCGCGATCAATTATTAGAACACATTCAACTCGACAATGGGTGGAAAAATTACCTACGTACTAGCGGATCCATGATCGAATATTTTCAGTTACAGTTGGCACACATGAAGGTTTGTTTATATGAACAGCAAAATGGATTTCAATTTGATTATTTGGTACGTGGTCGCACGGATTCTATCTATGCGAAACCCGTTGATTTTCACTGGCTGACCTGGACGGATGAGGAAGTGGGTCAGCGTTTGGATCGGATCCGAACAGAAATGATCCGATCTTCGATCGATGTGAACGATCGAAGTCTCCTCCAATATTTCATGTCCACAATTACTTCTGATACAACCATTCCCAATTTACCACGGATCTTTGCTGATTATGTCTTGAACGACGCAGATCGCACACCGATCGGTTCAATGGACCCGATTACGGTCAATCGTTATCTTAAGAATGGACGTTATATTCTTACCATACGAAAAAACAACCTCTACATTGTTCGCCGCTCGTTATTTTATATGATTCCCTCCCTGGGAACAACGTATGGTCTTCCTCGTACACCCGCCGCAGACGATTATTGGTTTAATGCCGAGTGTCAATTTCGTTCAGCATGTTACTTTTCAGGGTTGTCTATTTTCGATTATAGTACTTTGTTTGAAGAGAAGTCACTCGAATATCCGAGCAAATGGACAGAAGCCGATTTTTTCGATTTAGAGTTTAATTTGATTAATCCTACCATGTTGTATTGTGTAGTTCGTAAGTAAAGGCGTGGCTTATCGAAGTCACCTAGTGGCGTGGCTTTTCAATTCGTGTACCATTTCGAAGAACCATGAAATTCTCTTGCGGTGTTAGAAGCATCCATGTCTGATCCACTTCCGCAAACCGATCCGATAAGCTCCTCGCCGCCAAAGGACGACCCCTATTTTGTACCACTTGTTCTACTGTGTGTTCTTGTTTCTCTTGTTTTACTTGCGCTGATTGTCCTTGCGTAACGAACTCATCGTCCGAGGTGCTAGAGTCATCTATCTCCAATGGAGGCATGAGAACGTCGTCGTCCGCAAAGGGCGGAATAGAGTGAAAGTCTTGTAGGATTCCACCCAGATTCATGTCCAGCGCATACCAACGATGCTCGATTTCCGTCCATCGCAATGAAGTCACGTCTTCTGAAACATCTGCGCGATGTTTATACGAAATTGCCTCAATGGTATAGATTCCCTTCATTTGCTCATCTGAAAGGCACAGAATCTTTTGAACCGATTGACGAATGGTATAATTCTTGTGGTAATAGAAGTCGCCTGAGAAGTCTTCGATGACGATTTCATGAACATTGTTGTATCGTCTCCAAACGTTGAAATAATGCTTGTTGTAGATACTGACCGTGCCAAGGAAATCCAGTTTATGTGTAACGTGACCATTCGGCAACACAATCTTGGAAAGGGCAGTGAGATGCTGAGAACGAGACATGAATTACGGGGATGATTTCACTGGACGAATCAGGCTATTTCAATTTTATTTGCGACAGCTTAAATCTTTTTTTAGATATAGTAATAGAATGGGTATTATTAACAACGACGTATACATTTGCTCCAACGGTGTTCAGAAGGCTGGCACCTACATTTCCTTCGCGAGCGAGACGCTCTATGTGGTTCAGAATTATAATATGACGAATTCTTCTTCTCCCGCTTCTTATAATGTTCGTGCCAATTATCGCATCTTCTGGGATCAGGCCTGTCGCGAGGAGGGCAAGACATTCATCGATTTGAAGTCAATTCATGTGACTCTCACTTCCGAGCAGTTGAACAGCAATATCTACAGCATTTTGTATGCGGAGCTGAAGACCCTCTACCCGAACTCAGTAGACGAAACATCGATCCCTGTTGTAGCGGACGCGCCTGTTGTAAACAATGAGCCTGCTGTAGCGGATGAGCCTGTTGTAAACAATGAGCCTGTTGTAACCGACGCACCCATTACTGCGCCCATTACCCCTTCCAATTAAGTTCTTATTCATTATGTATTTCCTATGGATTCTTAATCCACGCGATATACATTATTGCCCGATAAGGTGCTTCAGATTTTGTACATCGTTACGTAAATCACTTACATTTGCCATTACCGTTTCTGGCGAGTACATTACGTTCTTATTCAGATAGACCATCGGAGGGGGCGTTTTGTTTGACATTTGATCGTGATACAGCGGATTTCCTTGCATGTCTATATTTAACTCCGTTTCACCAGGAGTTTCCTCGTGCGAAGGGTCTGCTTTACACAGTGCCACGTCTTTTACTTGACCATCACATACCGTATTATCCTTTACAGATACACATGTATTACTAGAAGGGCACCACGAACAGCTTGATTTATTCGCACACGACACACATGTGTCATAATCTGCGCACACTTCTTCTACAAATGTCTCTTTATATCTGGCAGAACGAATAAAGATCAAAATTAACAACAACAATACCAATATGACAAGACGGTCCATCTACTACTTATTTTTTTAATGTATGCCGACGATTTCTTCGTGTCCGTCTTAACGATCCATGTGTAACTTTATATTGAATCGTAATATCTTCTAGTGCGTCTTTCATTATACTAATACCTCTCTTACTACATGGTATACAATCAGACGGAATATGAGTTACTTTTCGGATGAGAGACAATAGATCGGTCATTGTAAATGTTGTGCCATCTTGATGGATCATTTCTTCCTCCCATATATCCGTAATGTATCCATATAATTCATAGATATTTATCTGTTCCTCTTCCAAACATTCTGTATAAATACGTGCGATTCGTTCAAATGAATCATGTGTTTTGTATTCTGGAACCTTATAATAATGATTCTGAAGATCCTCTTGAAGAGAGGGGTGACGTTGATCGTCAAAAAAGAACACATTTTCGGCTGTTATATTCTCTGGCGCACCATGACTAACCAAAATCGTGTGTAGTGTACCCCATGATTTTGTGTTATGCGGAGACATGTATTGGTCAAATGAGCGACATGAATGATTCCAATGAATACACGGTCCGATGACGGGAGTACCAATGGAACGATGAATAATATCTCTTATAAAATGTAAACTGGGAAGATACCTGTTGTTGCTATAGATTGCCACACCCTTTATGATCGGGCGCATACGAATAATCTTACGCATAATGCCAAGAATTCCAGGACGAAGAATCCCAATCGGTTGATCCGATTGCTCCTCTCTCGCGATTCGATCCACAAATCGATTATATGCGCTACGTAACTGCGTGTTTAATTTATTTGAAAAGTAGGCTATTAAATAAGGCTGTTTGTCTCTTATCAAATCTTGTAGTGTCAATGACATTAAAAAATAGCAAACTATGCTAATGTCTGCTAATGTTTGGTCTAGATCAAATACAATATAGCTCATTACCTGGAGCTTTCTTTTTATTTCGGAGCGATTTTAGGCCCTCGGCGAATGATTTGCTTACCATCAATGCGTTCAATAGGCGGAATGTAACGTAGTCCGAGAAAGCGAAAGATGTCTTCTTCTGATTCCATCGGAGGAACCGGCTTGGATTCGGCCTTTGTAGGAGTCAATGCGTGTTCACGTGGCGAAGTCGCCTTTGTGGAGGCCTTGACGATTGTCAAGGCGTGTTCATTCAATGTATATCCTTTTTCTATCGCATGCTGTCGGAACGCCACGTTAAAACGGTCTGAGCCCGTAAAGTAGAGAACCGAATACGCATATTCCTCTTCAGGTGTCATCAGTAGATCAAGACGACGTGCCACCGATGTTTCATCACGTCGACAAATGGCCATACACTTGTGCTCTCCAATCGCCAGGACCTCTTCAATGTACTTGGCCTTCTTGAGATTATCTACCATTCGTGCCAGATGGAGTTTTACGTCCTTTGTCCCTTTCGGAACACGAATCAGAACATCAATATCACCAGATGTTTCTAGGCCACGGCGAAAACTACCCACAATTTCAGCCGTAAATGGTTTTATATAATGAAGGAGAATATCACGATGTTCGTTCATCTCTTCGCGCGGAATACGCTCCAACAGTTGGTCATAATATTTCAGACCCACAATTTGTTTGTCATTGAGGAGTTTTGGATTCTTGATAAGTTCTGCGCGAAGTTCTTGAATGGTACGAAACCCCTGATTCGTAAGATCTCTTGCCTTCGCTGGCCCCACTCCATAAATGTTCTGGAATGCGGTAAGAGCCTCAATCGGATATAGAGCCTTCGCCTTCTCTGCCGAACGAAGTTGGCCCGTTTCCAGAATTTCTTTGATTTTCTTCTCGATTTGTGTTCCCAACCCCTTCATCGTCTGAACATCTTCAAACGATGTCACGGGCTCTTGGCGTTGTTTCAGTTGATTAATCACGGTTTGGTATGCGCGCGCCTTGAACGGCTGTTTGTCGGCTAGGTCGCGCTTTCGCAACACGTCCAGTGCTTGAATGATCGTATCTTTGTAATCCATGGCTTGTATATTTCTAAAAAAAATAGTTAATTTCAATTTTTTTATCGACAGAATGGAATCGGATGCTCTTCTTTATAAAACGGGAAGTCTGTGACTTGATAGGTCCATTTGATTTTGATGTTATCATACTGATCATGAATGGTGTATGTCTTCATCACACCCTCCTCATTTTTCATGTATTTTAGAGTCGTATATTCGTCGCGATCGATGTAGAAGTTTAGAAGAATGGTGTCACCCGACTTGGTTCGAGGAACAATTTTCATGGCACGTTGATACGATTCGGTGATACCCGATAGTGTACGTGGAACCCGCTTCGGCAGTTCTTGAGATAACGAAACCAGCGTTCGTGCTGCTTCCTCCATTCTCTTTGTTTCGGACCGAGTTTGCATGTGTGACCTCTCATTACATTGTGTGTGTTATTTCAATTTTTATCGGCTCATCTAAAGTCTGGTTTCCTTCTTTTCTTATGAAGTTTGTTCGTAACAAGCTCGTTGACCCTGTTTGGAACGGCGTGAAACCTTTACCTGACGAAATTAATGTCATCAGTTTTCATCCCCAAATGGCAGAGTTTGAGCTTCTTTCCATTCTCTGTACTCTCCAAGGATATCTTACCGCATTTGATCTATTAGCAGGAGCAGTACCTGATACTGAGAAGGACTGTGATATTCAATCCGTGATGACCGCATTTCATTCCTATCTCTATCCCAAAATGCCTCTTTCTAATTATACCGAAACCGATTGTCGCTCCAAACCATCATCTGGGAAAAGGGGTCCGCCCATTGACCCTTCATAAAAATTGATGTTTGATTGAAATGTAAAAATAGACACACCAATGGCTGCTGAATCCAAGAAACTCAAGAACCAAGTCGTTGAGCCCGAACTATGCGTCGTTTGTTCCGATCGATTTACCACCATTCTTCGCAAGAAAATCACCTGTAAGTTTTGTCATGCTAGTGCCTGTTGTAAATGCGTCGAGCAGTACCTTCTGACACGTCACGAAGATGCTCACTGTCTTCATTGCCGTGTCAACTACAACGATGCTACCCTCCAAGAAATATGTACTCGCACCTACCTTAATCAAACCTACTTTAAACACCGCCAAGAGGTTCTCATCAATCGCGAACGTGCCAACCTTCCCTTGCTCCAAGATGCCGCCTTGCGAGAAAAACGCATGCGAGAACGTTGGGCTCAAGAGGGCATTATCAACAAACGCATCGCAGATTGTATTCGAGAACGACAACGACTGAGCTCAGAACACAACCAATTATACGTCTTAACTTATGGACATCAACGCGTTCAAGGAGCAGTCCATAGTGAACGTCTTATCAAACTACAGGAGCTTATTGATCAAATGGATGAACTTCGTGACCAAGTCCGACAAGAAAAACATTTGTTGTACCTCATGCGATGGCCTGCGAATGGCCAGGTAGCCGATGCGGGTAACGAAGAAGAAAAGAAAGAAGAAGAGAAAAAGAAGTTTGTTCGACGATGTACTCGAGATGGCTGCCAAGGGTTCCTTAGCACCGCGTGGAAATGCGGATTGTGCGAGTGGTACAGTTGCGCGAAGTGTTTCGCCGTGAAAGGGCAGACTCATGACGTAGAACACGAGTGTAAAAAGGAGGATGTTGAAACGGCCGAGCTCATTAAGAAAGATTGTAAGCCGTGTCCAAAGTGCGGCGAGTTCATTGAGAAGAGCAGCGGCTGCGACCAAATGTTCTGTATTAGCTGTCAGACACCCTTCTCTTGGATAAGCGGTAAAATTGTCACCTCTGGCCCTATTCACAATCCGCATTATTATGAGTGGATGAAGCGCACGGGCGGTGCCGTCCCACGCAATCCAGCCGACGTTCCGTGTGGCGGCTTTCCAGGCGGATGGGAACTTGTACGATTTCCTCGCGGTATCAGTCGAGGCGTTTCCATGATCTTCTACGAGTTCCATCGTGTTTGTATGGAACTACAAGATTTATCTACGCGTCAGTATCGCAGTCATATTGACCAAGCTCCTTTGAATCAATTGAACATCAAGTTCCTTCTTGGAGAACTGGACGAAAAGAAATGGGGCAGGCTCTTAGCCGTTCACGAGAAGAAACGCAAACGCGATGCCGAAATCCAAGAGGTTTTGGGAGCCTTTCGAATGGTAGCGGTAGAACTCATCAACCGTGTTCAGCATTATCGTGATGACCGTGTTCGAAGCTTTACTGAACTAATTCACTTGAAAGCGGAAGAGTTCTTAATCGAGCTCAATGTTCAGATTCAAGAGCTCATTACCATGATTAACGATGCGCTACGTACCACGAGCATTAATCATTCCTATAGCGTTCCCTATATTCATGTAACCTATAACGAAAAAGAAAAGACGAACTTCTATCGTGTTCTTACCAAAAACTTTAAGACGGAAGTAAAACGACCACGAAAGGCAAAAGAAGAGGCAGACGAATCGGATTCAGACGCTGACTCCGTGGTACACGAAGAACCCCCTCAAGACCCCTTCTCTGAAGAAGAACAACTCCAACTTGCTATTCAAGCCAGCCTTCGTTAACGAAACCAGTATGTATTTATCTTTTTATTAGTAGAGATGCGTCACGGTTATTGGTATGCGTTTTTTCTGTTTATTCTTCTGATTGTCATTACTGCGTCTACGAAGGTAGAGCCATTTTTTGGTGGTCATTCAAAAGGTACCCATTCAGGGGGTCATTCGAGAGGTGCCCATTCAGGTAGTCATAGTTATAGAGGCTCTAGTGGCAGAGGCCGTGGAGTTGTAAGCATGTATGGCGGTGGAGGCGGCAGTTGGTGGCCATGGGTATGGTGGCCCTATGATTGGTGGTATGGGGATTCCTATATTCTTGTGTAATGATAGTATGTCTTATGACATCATCATTATCGGAGCAGGAATCGCTGGATTGCGCACAGGTATCCAGATACTTACGGCTCATCCCCACATGAAATGTATTATTCTAGAAAAATACAATTATAAAGGCGGGCGCGTCATTACCTATCACGAGCCTGTTCCTGGTATTGGCAACGTACAATTAGAAAGTGGAGCAGGTCGAATTGCGCATACCCATAAAAAAGTGTTAGGGTTGTTAACACGCTATCACTTACACACCTACCCCATTTCAGGGGATGCCATGTACATTGGTGATTCTGGTATACAGCCCAATCGATTTTCTGAACTCCATGATGTATTTATTGAACCCCTTCGTCACTTGCCTACCAATATCTTACAAACTCATACCTTGGCGCAAGTTTCTGAAATGGTTCTCGGTGCGAAACAGACTCATGAGTTATATTCTCAATTCCCTTATTTTTCTGAAATTCATACTCTTCGCGCAGATCACGCCATCTATGTATTTGATTATGAAATGGGCTCCATGTCTGGATTTGTAGGTTGCGTAGAAGGAATGTCCTCCATGATTGATGGAATGGTAG